CGAAGTTTCAAGAAACAAGACAATGAATGTCACTGCTTTAATGAACTCAAAATTAACTGAGTCTGAAATAAAAAGGCAGAAAGAATTAAACAAATTAGTAAGAGATCAAAATGCAACAAAGCTAACTACGATTGCAGTCGCCAAAGCATCTGCCGATTTAAAACTTAAACTCTTAGAGCTATCAAAGGCTCAAGGTAGATTGGCGGCAACAACTAATGCTTCAAAAACTGCACTGTCTCAAAAAAACAGATTGATGCGATCTTACGGCATCCAAGTAAATGATACCGCAATAAAAACAGAACGTGCGGAAAGAGCAAACAGAAGATTTGCAAGAAGTTTTCAAGAATTAAACGGTAGGATTTTAGCAAGTCGTGGTGCTTTAGGGGGCATGGTTTCAAACCTAAGAAGTTACCTTTCTTTAGGTGCGTTAATTGGTGCAGGTGCTTTTCTTAAAGGTGCTGACACTTATACGATTATTCAAAACCAATTGCGGGGAGTTACGGAAACATCTGAACAACTTGAGTCTGTGACTAGAGGTGTTTTTGGAATTGCATTGCGATCCAGAGTTCCTGTTAAAGATTTGGCAGTTGCCTACAGGCGATATGACATGGCCTTGCAGCAAGTCGGTGAAAGCCAAGCAAGCACTCTAAGAATTACAGAAACTATTACAAAACTACTTACTCTTAACGGATCAACTGCTGCCGAATCTGCTTCAGCACTTCTACAGTTAAGTCAGGCGTTTAACAAAGGTAAACTTGACGGTGACGAGTTTAGAACGACTGCTGAAGTTATGCCACAAGTTCTTGACGAAATAACAAAAGCGTTAGGAATTTCCAGATCGGAAATATTTAAGTTTTCCAAGGATGGAAAAGTTACCATTGGCGTTTTGCTTGAAGCGTTTAAAGGAATGGAAAAAGAAGTAGATGAATTAATGAAAAAAACTGACTTTACAGTCGGTCAATCGTTAACAAATCTTGTTACAAAAATTGTGTGGGCTTTTGGTAAATGGAACAAAGCGACTGGATTTACTAGAACTTTAGGTGACGCACTTCGATGGGTTGGTGATAACTTAGATACGGTTTTAAGATTTATAGAGGCTTTGGTTGCATCTGGAATAACCCTAGCGTTAGGTTCAATAAGTGCTGCTTTTGCGACATTTGTAGTTGCGACCGGAGGTCTTGGTTTAATAGCACCTATCATTGCAGGTTGGGTAGGAGCATTTACTTTACTTTCAGATGAAATAACAGTTACTGCCGATAAAACCATAACACTTAGAGATGCAATTTATGGTTTGTTTAGAAATTTACCTAAAATATTAAATGATCTCGGCGCAAGTGATGGATTGGCAAAAATTCTTGGTTTAGGTAAAGATTTTGCAACGTCCGTAGGGCAATTAGCCCTTGATGGATTTTTGTACTTCATGAAAGAACTGGCAAACGCAATTGTTTTTGTAGTTGCAAAAATTAAAAGTTTTGTCATTGCTTACAAAGAAGTAACTTCTTTTGCTAGAGAAACTGCAAAAGCAATTGTCAATTTGCCACAAGCGATAGGCAATGCTATTGCACCAGATGCATTTCCTGAAGTTGATCTAGGTCAAAAATTTGATTTAAGCGTTATTTTTAAACTTTTTGGGGAATTGTTATCTTACATCAAAGAAGAATTCACCATTGGCTTTGTTGACGCTCTTGCCAATATTGGAAACTTTGTAATTAATATTTTTGAAGGAATGGTAAATTCAATAATTGTAAAAATAAATACTCTCTTAGAAAGAGTAAAATTCCTTCTATCTCTTTATGCAATGATTACTCCTGGTGCTGATCAATCGAGGCTTGATTCAGAAGCAGCGGGTCTTACTGCGATTCCGCTTGCTAAGTTTGACAGATTTGATTCTGGCGCTTTTGCAGAAAAACAAAGAGAGGAACTTTCTAATGCTAAGTTGCTAAGGGAAATTTTAGAAAGATCAAGCCAAATTTTTGAGAATCAATATAACGAGGTTAAAAGCGGCCTTGATCAAATGGTTATTGATTACATTGAATCAATTAGAGAAATTAAAAAAATACAAGAAGATGTGATCAATCAGCAGAATAGCCAAATTAATCAATTGCAAGGTTTGAGAGATTCCGGTCCAAATATATTTGATCGAGCAACGCAATCGCTTTCTGACATGAAAAAGCAAGGCGAAGAAACGGGAGGCGCGTTAAGGTCTGTATTTGGTAATTTGTCAAACGCACTTCAAAACTTTGTCAGAACTGGAAAGCTAGATTTTAAAGAGTTGATGCGATCCATGCTTGCCGACCTTCTCAAGCTGTTTATGAATAAATTGTTCCAGCAATTGTTCCAAGGAATAATGGGTGGAGGTGGAGGTTTTCTCGGCAGTTTGTTTGGAGGCGGCATGGCAGGAGGGGGGATGATTTCTGCCGCAGGTGGTTATGGGTCAGGTAAGACATTATTAGGCAGTGGTTCTACGTGATCGCCATTCGGCTGAGGCAATGCCTCTGGCGGGTACACAGGTGGTGTATCAACGAACTCATTCGCAGGTTTTGTCCACGGGCAAGAATACGTTATGCCTGCATCGCAAACTGCTAAATACAGATCAACATTAGATGCTATGCGAAATGGCACATTTAAGACGGGATCGACTGCCGGTGGTGGTGTCATGGTCAACGTCAACAATTACACCGATTCAAATGTTTCTGTGGAAAGAAACAAAAACGGTGAACTTGAACTTACAATTAGGGAAATTGCTAGGCAACAAATTGCAGAGCAAACACCCAAACTAATTGCTACAAATCTCCGTAACGCCAACAGTCGCGAATCAAAAGCACTGGGGCAATCGACTTATACGAGAAGGAAGCGTTAGGTGGTAAATGTCAAGAGTTTTGGTAATCGCGGACACGCATGCGCCTTGCATGCTCGATAGCTATCCGTTTTGGCTAAAGACGATCTATGAGCAATGGTCTTGCGACCGAGTAGTTCATATCGGTGACCTAGTAGACTGGGCAAGTATCTCTTATCACCCTAAAGCCCCTAGCCTTAAAAATAGTGAGGTCGAGTTTGAGCAGGCCATGGAGCAGGTTCAGACTCTATACAAGCTATTTCCACGGGTTGACTGGCTTATTGGCAATCATGACGCTCTGAGCGAACGACAGGCGTTAGATTGTGGGCTGCCAACATTAGTTCTCAAGGACTACGCAAAGCTGTGGAAAGTCGATAAATGGACGGTACATCCTCGATTCGCTGATTTAATGATTGATGGTATAATCTACCGTCACGGGGACAAAGGTCGCGGAGGGGCGATGCCAGCGTTCTCAAACGCACAGTCAGAGTTTGCCAAAGGTCTTGTTCAAGGTCACTGGCATGCTTCTGCGGGAGTAATGTACGGAGCAAACAAAAACAGGCGTTATTTTGGACTCCAGGTAGGTTGCGGAATTAACATTAAAAAAAGTGCAATGGATTATGGAAAGAAATTCAGCAAGCGTCCTGTGCTGGGTTGTGGTATCGTGATCGACGGTAAGTTTCCTTTGTTTGAGCCAATGGAATTGTAGAATGTCACTGTCAACATTTAAGATTAATCCTGAGAGTGCTTCTTATGCTGTCAAAGACGGTATGAGCTTTGTTGGCGTTCAACTTGACGGTGGTCAAAGCAGGTTTCGTAAAGACAAGATTGGGAGTGCCAGAGTCGTTGACGTGCGATGGACTTTTGATCGAAACGAATATCTTTACTTTACTTCTTTCTACAACACGACAATCGACGAAGGTTCACTGTCTTTTAAAATTTATTTGATTCTTGATGATCCGATTCCCGTATTGCATCAGGTTCATTTTATCCAAGATACAAAAAAGTTATCTGCACAAACTGGTCATTCGTATCAGGTGACTGCCCAGCTTGAGGCAATACCAGTTCCAATTGACGATGCTTTAAATGCGGCAAGAGTTGCGGCATACGAATCCGATCCAAATACAGATTTGTCACAAGTCACTGTCCCTACTGATTCACCACCACAGGCTGTAGGCACTATTTCAGATCAAAGCAACATCCAGTCTGACACAGTCAGCTTTGCCACATCAAGTTACTTTAATGATCCTGACTCAGCAGGCATTCTTTACTCGGCAACAAACTTGCCGCAAGGTTTGACAATTAACTCAAGCACAGGTTTGATCACTGGTACAATCACACAGACTCCAACCTCGTTGTTTACAACAATTATTGCAACCGGACCCACCGGATTTGCAACTCAAGAATTTACATGGTCAGTCCAAGTCAATAACGCACCACCTCCGTAATGAGCAGAGACTACGCACAATTTTTTCTAAACTCAAAGTCATCAATCGTATTGGTTGAATGTATCGAGCTTACGCATCCTGATTTTTCTCAGACTCATCGAGTTGTCAGAAATGTCACTGCTGGAGTTACGGTCACTCACGAAGATTCGATTGCCTACAGTTACGTTTACTACCCGCTAAAGGTTACAAGAAACGGAAGCATTGGCGATCTTGATTACGGATTGCAGATCGAATTTGGCGATCTTGGTGGCAACTTGCAATTGGAATTAGATTTGATTGCAGCTAACAATGGTTTTGACACAAAGCCAGTATGCAAAATGCGTGGTTACCGTTCTGATGATTTGTCAAAACCGATTCACGGCCCGCTGACATTGGAAGTCAATGAACTGGCATTCAACAAGGATGGCGCACAGTTTGACGCTGTCGCACCTTACCAAAACCAAAGTTCTACTGGCAGGTTATACACTCTGAATCAATTCCCAATGCTCAGAGGATTCCTGTAATGGCAGGTGAAACCGAACTTGATGATTTTCATTTTAAAAAATACGACCGATTGAATTACAATTGTTCGCATTTTGTCCGCGACTTGTGGATGTTTTTGGAAGGTCAAGACATCTGTGATATGGTATCTGCCTGGAACTCCAACAGTCTTTCCGAGGCAATGTCTAGCAGAAAAGGATTGTGGAGACTTGAGAAACCTCTTGATCCTTGCATCGCTTTGTTTGCAAGAAAAGGTGATCCACCGCATGTTGGAGTATTCATGCAGGGCATGATTTTTCACATGACCGAAACAGGCCCAGAACTTCAAAACTTGTCGTATGTTTTATCAACCTTTGAAAGCGTGAAGTATTACCTATGCAACACAAAGTACAACTCACCGTAATACCAAATGTTTTAGATCAAGAAGAAAATGTTCACATCTCAACCAACGATGTGATCGATTCGCTTTACGACTATTTCGAGGGTCAGTTTCCTGACAATTCCCGATTGTATCACGGAAGCGTTTCGTCGAAGACTGACGTTACTCCGGTGGCAGGCGACATTGTCAGTTCAATGGAGAAACTGCAAGAATTGGAAGGTGACATTTATTGTGTTGTTTACCCACAGTTCTTCTTGTTTGGTTTGACGGGCGTATTCGGCACTCTCTTGAAGGTTTTGCTGCTAGGCTTGCTTAGTTACCTCCTACGTCCAAAACCGCCTGTGGATCGCAATACGGGCGACCAATCGCCAAACAACGGATTGTCTGAAAGAGTCAATCGAGCAAGGCCAAACGAAAGAGTCCCTGACATCTACGGTGAAGTACGCGCCGTACCTGACTTGATTGCCAAGCCTTATTTCCGGTTCGAGGCTAACCAAGAAGTCGAGTACAGTTACATGTGCGTTGGTCGTGGCGAATTTAGGATTCAAGACATTAAGGACGACCAAACTCCAATTGAAGACATTGCTGCGGTTTCGGTCGAAGTCTACGGTCCATACGAATCGCCAAACAAAACTGGCAAGACAATCCAGCAGTCAATTGGTCGTGCAATTGATGAGCGAGTATGGAGTGCGGTCAAGTCAAATGCCGTTAACGGTCAGATTTTGCGTGCGCCTGATGCAACTTTAATTGAAGGTGATAATGACATTGCTTTTAACGGCCCAGATCAAATTGTCACTAAAAACCAAGACATTAACTTTGAAAGTTATTTTGCTGTTGGTGACACGATTACAATCACAGATTCTTTATCTGGTAAACCTCCAAACACTGTTGATCTTGATGGAACTTATGAAATTTTTCAAGTCTTTAACAATAACATTGTTTTGATAAATCCTGGTTTAATCAACAACAATTGGAATACTCCAAATTTAAATACAAATTATACAAGTGCAAATCTAAATTCCGATAGCGAAAAATGGGTGGGTCCGTTCACTGTTAAAAGTCCTTGGGTCATTCTGGCAAACTACATCGCAGTCAATGGAATGTATAAAGACGATGGCGAAGAACAGAGTGCAATTACAGTTGAAATTGAAACTGAAATGAAGCAGGTCAATT